CAGTAGTGGAACACATGGAAAACCCTATAAGTAATAATGTAAAAAAATCACCACCAAAACCTGTCAGGAGTAGAGCAAAGAAAAAGCCAAAAACACTTGTCGAAGCCCGTATCGAGTTGACAACGCATCAAGCTGAATTGGCAAAGAAAAAAGTGGAGATCGAAGATTCTAAGTACATACTCCGTGAAGAGGTTGAGAAACAGGCTTTTAGTACAGTGCGTATCATACGTGATCAGATACTTACTATCCCTGAAAGATTATCAGGTGAGATCGCAAGTATCACAGACATCACAACTATCAAAGAGATGTTGTATAAAGAAATAAATGAAGTGCTTAATGGTTTGACTGAGAGATCACTCTATGAGAAGAAATAATGTCTTATATTAAAGTCAAAGATCGTTTCCTTACTAAAATAGAGAACCCAATGTTGGAAGGGGTTGTAGCAGGTATCAAACCCGATCCACGATATACGGTAAGTGAATGGGCTGATAAGTTTAGATACCTTACTACCGAATCATCCGCTGAAGCAGGTAAGTTCAGAACGGCAAGAACCCCTTATGTAAGAGAAATATCAGATTGTTGCTCACCATCATCCCCATACAGTGAAGTCAAGGTGATGAAGGGTACACAGATCGGTATGTCTACCACAGCGGACAACGTGGCACTGTGCTATCTCGATCTGTACCCATGTCCTATTTTGTATATCGTACCGACAGAGACATTGGCAAAGGGTACATCAAAGAGACGTTTTACACCATCGATCAGGGCTATACCACATTTACGTAAGAAGATCATAGGTGGTAAATCAAAAGACGACATCGGTGATATGTTTACCAAATCAGTTCCCGGTGGTGGTATCACACTTGGTTGGTCGAACTCAACCTCATCATTCAGATCGTTTTCTGCAAGACTTGTTATTCTTGATGATGTCGATGGTTTTGGTGAATTTGGGGAAGGTAACGTAATGACATTGGCAAAAGCGAGAGCCGATGCCTTCTCAAACAAAATGATCTTCATAAACTCCACACCAACCCTCATGGGGGAGTCGAATATTGAAAAAGAGTTTGAGGACTCAGACCAAAGCGAATACTTTATGCCATGTCCTGAATGTGGTGAGCTGATCAATTTCGTGTGGGAGAACTTCATCTTTGATCACGATAAATACACCCTAAAGGGTGAGGTAAAATACTCATGTAAGCATTGTGGTACACTCATACCGGAGCATAAAAAGACATGGATGATGGATGAAAGTAATGGTGCAAAGTGGATACCTCAAAAAGAGCATATCCACAGAGGGTTCCTTGTGCCATCGTTCTTGTCACCGGTGGGTTGGTTGTCATGGGATTCAATTGCACGTGAGTTCCTGAAGGCAAAGAAGGCATTGGATCAAGGTGATTCACGGCTCATGCAGACATGGGTGAACACAAGGGAAGCAAGACCTTTCATGCCGAAGCTTGACGGTGTTGACATTACAGATGTTGACAGCAGACTTGAAGAGTACGGTGCAGATGTACCAAATGATGTAATGATCATAACAGCAGGTGTTGACACACAGGATGATAGATTTGAAGTTGTCATGCTTGGTCACGGGAAATATGGTGAGCTATTCTTTATCGATTACAAGGTTATTGCAGGTGATCCACAGTATGATGCAACCAAAGAAGCACTTGACAACTACCTTAACACAGAGTGGAGACGTGTTGACGGTTTTACAATGAAGGCAATGGGGAAAGGTGTTGACACCGGTGGTCACAGAACCAAAGCAGTTTACGATTATGTAAAGAACCGGTTACCGAATAAAGTGTTTGGTTTGAAAGGATCATCCACACCTAATGCACCGGTGGTGAACAGAACCCTGAAGGACATCAAGCTGAATGACAAAAACCTGTTCTTGGTTGGAACAGCTACAATAAAGGATGATTTTTATGCACAGCTTGGAATAACCGAAGTGGGTGTGAACTATGTGCATTTCCCACGTAAGGATATTTTCGATAAACGATTCTTCAATATGCTTACAGCAGAAAAGAGGGATGAGAATGGAAAGTATGTGAAGATACGCACAAGGAATGAAGCAATTGACTGTACGGTATATGCTATTGCAGCATTACATATACTGGGTGTCAACCCTGATATGATCGATAGACCGATCCTACATATTGGGGGTGATACAAAAGTGAAGAACGTACACAGACCATCCGCAAAACCAAAACCCAAAAGCTATTTAGATGAATATTGAATTATATGATATAATATCAAAAAGGAGTCTACATGGCTGTAAATCTACAAACATATGGGCAACAGCTTGAAGAGGTGCAGACTGCTATCTCCAAAGTGATGCAGAACCAACGCTATTCAATCAATGGTCGTGAGTTTTGGAAAGCAGACCTTGAGATGCTTCAGAAACGTGAAGAATATTTAGTTAAGAAATTACAAACGTATGGTGATGTGATACCAACACAGACGATGCGTACAGGTAAAGCATACGGAGTGAGTTTTGGCTAATATACATACAAGAATAACTAATGCTAAAAGAGCATTTTACGAAGGCGGAAAGAAAACCTTAGCCAACAGAGACTTTTGGAACGCAAACAGTCCATTTGAAGAGACTGCACAGGCTGATAGACCTACAATGAGGGCAAGGGCAAGGTGGTTGAAGGCTAACAACCCCATTATGGCGAACATTGACGGTGCTATTGTAAACAATGTTATTGGTCAAGGTATTCAATTTCAGTCGAGATCAGGTAAGAAAAAGCTTGATTCTAACATCGAAAAACTATGGAATGACTGGGCTTTAAACCGAAAAAACTGCGATTCTACCGGTAAAATGAACTTTAATGACATCCAAAAGATCATTATGCACACAAGAATGGTGGATGGTGAGATTTTCATCTATAAACGCTATACGGATGAGGGTTTGAAGCTTCAACTCATCGAAGCGGATGCACTTGATGATGGTGGTCAAGACGGGGGCATTGAAAAGAACCCGGACGGTACGATACGTGGGTATAGATTCAAAGTTGCCGATGATAATGGTGCGTACAGTAACAAAACGGTTACGATCTCTGAAGAGTACATTATCAATTTCTACAAACCTGAACGTGCAACACAATATCGTGGGGTATCTGAATATGCTCAGGCTATCATTGATATAAAGAACTTCTCAGCCTACCAAACAGCAACCATTGAAGCGGCACGGGCAAGAGCATCTGTGGCATACACAGTGAAGGCTGATGTCGATCCATCCAACCTTGGTGTAAGTGATGATGATCAGAAGCTTCAGGAGATCAATGGTGTGTTGGTGTACTACCTACAGAAAGGTGAGAGTATTGACAGACAGGCAGGACAGGCAGGATCGGATGATTACAAGTCATTTGTAGAGACGACTGTAAGGATGATCGCCACTGCAAGACGTGTCTCATATGAATTGGCATTTAAGGATTATTCTAAAGTCAACTTCTCATCTTCACGTGCATCTCTCATACAGGACAACTACCGATTCGATGAGGAGCAAAAACACTTTATCGATTATGTGCTGAATGATATTTATAGAACGTGGCTTGAGATCGAGATAATGAAGGGTACGATCAAGATACCACTTGTAAAGTTCCTTGAGAACCCAAAAGAGTACACCAAAGTAAGATGGATAAGACCAAAAAGAAGTTGGGTTGATCCACTTAAAGATATGTTGGCGATAGAAAAAGAGATCGAACTCAACCTCACAACACAGACCGATCAGGCGATGCAGCAGGGACAGGATTTTGAAGAGATCGTGCAGAAAAAAGCTCAAGAGATCGAAATCCTCAAAGAGTACGGATTGTGGGTTGAACCTGAAAAACCCAAAGAGGATGAATCACCTACACAATTGATGGCTGAAGTAGACAAATTGAAGTCACTTGTTGAAACCTTGTTATCACGTGATAATATGATATAATATGAAACGAAAGGAGTTTCAATGTTGACAAAAAGAGAAGCCCTTGTAGGTGCATCACACCAACGTAAAGCAACCATGCGTATGTCACCGGACAATACACGAAATGAGGATAACACCTTATCTTTTGTGTTGGTTTCCAATGACAATGGTGGTATGCGTTACGATTGGTGGTCAGGTGAATCCTATGAGGAGGTACTTGACGTTAGAGGTGCTTCATTTGGAAGTCTTAACACATTTTTCAAAGATCACGATAGATCAGTCGATAGTGCCATTGGTCGGGTGAAAAATGTTAGAGAGGAAGGCGGCACTATCATTGGTGATGTTGTATTCGGATCAGGTGAAGCAGAACAGAGTATCTACCGTAAATATGCGGAAGGTATCTTGACTGATGTTTCCATCGGATACAGGATCAATAAATATGAGGTGGAAGAACGTGAAGGACAGCACGACATTGTAACTGTTACTGATTATGACATTCAAGAATTGTCAGCAGTCGGTATCGGTTTTGATGCCGGAGCTAAGAAGCGTGAAGCCGAAGATGCTGATGCTGATATTGAAGCAAGAGTGGCTGCACTCGAAGCTCAATTCGGTATCAACTAACTAACAGGAGTAAAACATGACACTACAGGAAAGATTGGCTAAACTTGAAGCTATTGCAAAGAGAACATCTGAGCAGGAAGCTGAACTTACAAAAGTAAGAGCCGAAATCAAAAAGATCGAAGATGAAGCACAACGTAAAGCACAGATCGATGCTGAAGAGTTGCAGCGTGTTAAAGCGGAAAATGCTGAACTGAAGAGACAAGAGCAGATCAGAGCGATCGCAACCAAATACGGAGCATCTGATGAACTCAGAGAGAAGTATGTAGGTGACAAAGAGCTTACAGTTGATGCTTTCACAAGAGCGATCCTCGATGAGAAGGCAAAAGAGACTGAACCTGCAAACGTACAGGTTGGTGACACACCGAACCGTGAAGCGATGATCCGTGAAGTTGGTGATGTGATCGCTGCCAAAATGGGTGTTGACGTTGATCTTAAAGACAACAGTGTAAGAGGTGCATCACTTGTAGATGTAGCAAAACTCATCACAGGTACACAAGGTTATGGACGCTCAAGAGAGCAGATCGTAGAACGTGCAATGGTCACAACTGATTTTCCTGCACTTTTGCTTGAATCAGGTAACAGAAAACTCGTTCAAGAGTTTGATGCACAACCTCATACATTCAAAATGTGGATCACTGAGACAGATGTACCCGACTTCAGACCAAACACTGAGATCGTAAGAGGAACTACCGGTGGTAGACTTGACAAGATCAATGAGAACGGTGAACTGAAACAAAAAGCGGTTTCTGAACACAAAGAGACATGGGCAATCGAGAGCTTCGGTAACTCATTCACAGTAACACGTGAGATGATGATCAATGATGATCTTGGTGCGTTCTCAGGTATGCTTCAGGAATTTGCTACATTGGCAGGTAACACAGCGAATGGTAGAGCGTATGATCTACTCAGACAAACAGGTGATTATTCAAACTACAAAATGGCTGATGGGTTCAACATCTTTGATGCGATCAATCACTTCAACGTAGGTGGAGTAGCGTTCAGTTCTCAAGCACTTTCTGATGCAAGAGTAGCAATGCGTAAGCAGGTTGCACTTGACGGTAAGACACCACTGAACATCACACCTCAATTCTTGGTTGTAGCACCTGAACTTGAGCAACAGGCACTTGAGTTGCTGAACTCAGCAGCATCTATTGAAGATGCGAAGAACAACAAAGTGTATAACCCTCACTACAAGTCACTACAGCTCATCGTAGATGCTGAACTGGCAACAGCGGATGAGTGGTACTTGATGGCAAGTAGACGTACACTCAAAGCAGGTTACTTGGCAGGTACAGGTCGTAGACCGATCCTGAAAACAGACTCATCTTCATTGGCAAGAACAGTGTTTGATGGTATCTTTGACTTCGGACTGATGGCTGAGGACTTCAGAGGTATGTATAAAGGTAAATAAGAGGTGAGGGGATAACACCCCTCAAACTAAATCCATAAGGAGATAAAGATGGCAAAAACAGCAAGATTCGTACAGGAAGGTAAGATCATCGATGTGATCGCAACAGCGGACACAAACGGTGGCGACTTCATTGATTTTGGTTCAAGAGTAGGTGTCGCATCCACAGGTGTACTGGCAGGTGAGAGCGTAGCACTTCAGGTCGAAGGTGTATTTGAGGTAGCAGCGGTAGATGCTGATACTGTTTCACTTGGTGCTAAACTGTATGTCGATGCAACAGGTGTACTGGCAACTACAGATGCTACATCCGGTAGAGTTATTGGTTATGCAACTACTGAAAAAGCAGGTGCAGTTGCAGGAACAGTTCTCGTTAAACTTGGTGCGTAATCATGGGACAGGTAAAGCTTAGATTCATTTCAAAAACTATCACTGCAATCGGTGTGTTTGAGAAAGGTGACGTTAAGATTCTACCACGTGAAGATGCAGACAAGATCGTAGGGTTGAGTTCCGTTGAGGTAATTGACGAAGCGACACCTGATCAAGTCGAACCAAAACCACGTAAGAGACGTAAAAAGAAGGAAACTGAGTAATGAATTTTAAAGATGTTCTCGATTCTGATCTCGATACTTTATTGGACACAGATGAATTTGCACAGTCCATTGAGTATCGTTATGGAACTGAGACACCTTTGAATGTCAATGCTCAAGTTTTTGATGAAGCGAGTGATATTGGTGACTCGGTGATGAGGATCATTATAGTCAGGATGTCAGACATCCCAACCATATCAACACGTTTATCATCATTCCTTATCAATGGTGAAGTTTACGGTGTGATCAGTTACACGGCTGATGAACATAATTTGCTTTATACAATACTTACACAACGGAGTATGAGAAATGTATGATGAACTGTTCTGTACTGAAGCTGAGGTCAAAGATATACTTATCGACTTGGCTAAACAGACCGATGAAGCACCGTATGTATTTGTCGCATTGAGGGAACAATCTGAAAGTTCTTATGTTAGACGGGTTACGTTTGTGATCCAAACAAGAGAGGGAAACGAAGAATTGATAAACCTTATCAATAAGGAATCTATGGAGCAGGATCGTATGTTGAGATTTGTAAAATCAGACATCGATATTCAGAATGGAAACCTTGAGGTTGATTACTTATTCGTTGTCGCTTTGATCAGTCCTAATCTAAAATAAAGGAAATATTATGGCTAAAAATCCAATTTACACAGGTGGGGGAAAACTCTACTTTGAAAAGCTAAACTCAGATGGTTCTTATGAACCGATGATGTACTTCGGTAAGACGGACGGTATCACGTTCTCTACATCGATTGAGTGGAAAGATCACTATGACACTGAAGGGTGTACTCCTGTACTTGATGCAAAGTATGTTGCAAAGAAATCAGCAGATGTTAAATTCTCAACGTCTGAGATCACACTTGAGATGTTGAACAGAGCGTTCCTTGGAACACTGGTTGACTCAAGTCAGTCCGCTGTAACAAATGAAGCGATTGTAGTTGATGGTACGAAAGTTAAAGTTGGTTACATTGTGGATACAGGTTATTACAATGCGACATCACTTTTGGTGACTGATTCTACAGACTCTACCACGTATGTGGAAGGTACAGATTACTCGTTTGATGCAAAATCAGGGTACATCACTATCCTTGAGGGTGGAGCGATCTTTGACGGTGAGGAACTTCACCTAACAATTTCAGCACCGGCTATCACAATGAGAACATCTGCAACACTTAAAGAATCCGCCCTAACAGGACGCTTTATTGTTGTAACATCTTCTCAGACTGGTAACAACTACAAATACGTGTTCAAAAAGGTATCTGTAACACAAGATGGCGACTTCGCACTTAAAGGTGAGGAGATCGGAACAATCTCGTTTGCAGGTTCAGCAATGGTTGACAGTGTGGACAACGGACTACTCTCCGACTACCTTGACATCATAGAACTTGATACGGATGCGTGTTAAGTCTGTTTCCCCCTCTTCGGGGGAACTTTATGATATAATATCCTAAATGACAAAGGATATTTTATGATAAAGAAAACGTACCCAATGAAGCGATTACAGGCTACCATTGATGGTATAGGTACAATTGAGTTGACTGAACTCACAACAGCGTATCGTGAACGTGCTATGGATGATCCTGCCTATGATAACCCAAAGAACGCTTTGATCTGTGCAGGTATGACAGAGGAGCAGTTTGGATCACTTGGTCATAACATAGCAATGGAACTTTACAAGGACATCATTGATCTAACTTATCCAAATGCAATGGAAGAGTTAAAGAAGATGATGGAATCAGGTGAGTATGAAGAACCCACTGAAGAGGAACGTGAAGAGTTAAAAAAAAATTCATAAGTGACATGGCGAAGCTGATCCGCAATGGTCACAGTGATGTTTATGAGTATGGATTTTCATTTTTTGTCTCAGCACTTGAAGAGTACGAAATATCAAAGCTTGAAGCTATCCACAACTCAGCAGTGGCTTCAAGAGGTGCAACGCTTGAAAATGATGATTTTGACAAATTCTTAGACCAATTGAGAGTCAAGAAAAAGAAGAAGATAAAAGAGGATCATCACAAAGCCAACATCGACATGTTAAACACAAAATTAGGATAATCCATGACTGATGAACAGATACGAATTGAGATAACGACTGAGACAAACAAAGCCAAAGTTGAGATCGATGCCTTAAATAAAAAACTCAAGACACTTGAGCGTGAAATATCAAAGGTAGGTGATAAACGTGCAAAGGTAGATCAGCTTACACGTAGTTTCAGGCAGTTAACGGTTCACGTTGGTAAATTGGCTATCATTTACGGATCATTCCACTCCCTTGTAGGTGCAATAAAGACCACCGCTGATTTTGAACAGGCTATCAAACGTCTTGGTATCACATCCAATTCATCCGCTGAAGATATTAAATTGCTTGAGGATATGGCGAAGGCACTGGGTGAGAGTACAGTGTTCTCTGCATCTCAAGTTGCCGGTGCGATGAATGAGATGGCACTCGGTGGTTTGACAGCCAAAGAGCAGTTAGCAGGTGTTGATGATGTCCTGAACTTGGCAGCAGTAGGGCTTATCGATCTTGGGGAAGCAACACAAATATCTGTCACAGCAATGAAGTCATGGGGGCTTGAAGCATCACAACTCAATGACGTGTCAGACATCTTGGCGAAGGGTGCATCGATCTCTGCAACCAACATCACACAGCTCGGTCAGGCATTGGCAAAGGTTGGTACTGTAGCGAAGAACTACAATGTCACGCTCGAAGAGACAACCGCTGCACTTGGTGTCTTGGCTGATTCAGGTAGGCGGGGAGCTGAAGCAGGTACACAGTTAAAGATCGTTATGTCACGATTGGCAGGTAACAAGGAAGCAAAGAAATATCTCGATGAACTTGGTATCTCGATGTACGATGCCAATCACAATCTCATCCCGTTTAATGAGCAGATAAAACTGTTACGTGACAGACTGCAAAAGCTACCACCTGATGTCAGAGCCATAAAGCTATCAGAGATCGGTGGGGAAGAAGCAAAAGCATCATTGATCGCTTTGATGGAAAACCTTGACAAATTTGACAATAAGCTCAAGAAGATCAAACAGGCAATGTCTGATGATTATGCGAAACAGGCTGCTAAAGATATGATGGATACCTTATCCGGTTCATATAAGAGTTTACTCTCAGCATTAGAGGGTTTGGCGATAAAGATCGGTCAAGTCCTTATCCCACTCCTTACTGATTCAACTCGAAGCCTTACAGAGTTCGTACGTGGTTTGGATGAGGATAAAGTAAGACAGTTCGCTGAAGGTATAGGTGGGTTGATCTCATTATTGAGTGACTTCTTATCTATTGCCGCAAAGATCAGTGGTACAATGCTTGAGTTGATCCTTGAGAATCAGGAACTCCTTAAACTGATCGCTGAACTGGCAATTGGTATAAAAGCATACATTGTAGTAAATAATGCTCTTATTGCATCCAACGGGAAGTTGAGAGTATCATTTGTCAATGCAGCAACAGGGTTGAAAACGATGAGTAAGACGCTCTATGCGTTTGCAGCAGCCAATCCCATCATTGCAGCATTTGTGGCAGCTTCAGCAGCCATAGCACTATATCTCGATCATCTTGAAGAGGTGAATCGTGTAAACAAGAAAATGTCAGATGATATGGTGAAGCAGCAGACACGCTATGAGAAGTTGACATCATTTGTTGAAGAATCCTATGATAGAGAGCGTAAAGCGTTGGTTCTAACCAATGAGGAGAAGAGTGAATACATCAAACTCATCGGGAATGAGATCAACTCCATTGAGAAGAAACTCGAAGTGCAACGTAAGGATGGTGAGGATTTAGATACATATCGACTGAAACAGGATATGTTGAAGCGACAAAAAGAATCACTCATCCTTGTTTATGAAGCAACTGCTAAAGCGATAGATAAAGAGTCGTTAGCTGTAAAGAAAGCTCAGATCGAATGGGAGAAGTATGGGATCGTAACTCCCGAAGCTGAAAAAGCATTTAAGAAGATAGAGAAGCTTTACGATAAGCGACTGGCTAAAGCAAATAAGACCATCGAAAAGCTTATAAAATCAGAGCAGAAATTCAATGTAGAGATCAGCGGATTAGCACTCAAACGTCTTGAGATAGAGAATACATATGCGAATAAACGCATTGATGTCAATGATAAATATGAGCAGAAATTGTATGATCTCTCATTGAAGGGTTTGAAAGATTATGAGAAGTACAAAAAGAACCTAACCCGTATTGATGAATTGGAACGTAAGGCTCAGGAAGCAATGCGTAGTGGTGACTTCGATCATGCGAAGAGTTACTATGCAAGTATGGAGTCATTGGCAGACAGTTTTGCAGAGACAGAGATCAGTAAAGATGGTAGGGTGTTGGCTTCAAAGGATCAAACCCGATCCAAAGCATTGGAAATCTATGAACGCACCAAAAATGGTGAGATGCAGATTCTACTTGAGCAGGAGATAGCAGAACTCAAAGCTCACGATGCGAAAATGGAAATGAAAATAGCTGAACTTGAAATGACAAAAGCTCAAATTCAAGCGACTAAAGCATACATTTCAGCATTGAAATCAACCTATCAGGATGCTCAAAAGAGAAAAGGTGAATTTGCAGACACCAAAGAGCTTGATAAAACATTGGGGAAACTCGATGAGATAGGTAAAAAATTCAAAGATAAACGTGCAACGCTTCAGTATGATATAAATGAACGTGAGACAAAGCTTAAATTGATGGAGATCGATAGAAAAGCTGAAGAGATCACAAACAAAGATCGCAAGTTACACATAAATACGGCTGATATTGAACGTGGAAAGGCTGAACTCGATCAATTCAGAGTCGGGCTTGACAGACTATCTATGAACGGGTACACGGTACGTGTCGATGCTGATACAACACCGGCAGATTTTAACATCACAAAGTTCACATATAAATGGGATGGTCACAAACTAACGCAGATCGTAAATCCTGAATGGAAACAGGCTGAAAGGGTGCTTGAATCATTTAGAATGAACGAAGCGAAAAAGCCTGTGCAGCAGACAGTGAAGGCGGATACAAAACCTGCCACCATAGACATTAACAGATGGAAGTCAACACAGTATAATAAACCTGTGACAACACAGTTGAGGTCAGATACAAACCCTGCACGTAGGGATGTGAACAAGTTTGATAAAGATGTTTCAAGATTGAAGCCACAAACACAGCCCGTTTACAGTGATATGTCAAACGTGGTAGAATCTGTAAACTTGACAATGGGGTGGATCGCTTCATTGTCACCATCGTTAAACGTGTACGCTGATGTAAACAATGTTTACAGACCGGTCATTGATGCTATAAACTGGATAAACTCACAGGTTGCATACATTGATGTTTATACACGATACCACAATGCAGGGGGTGGTTACATCCCTAAATTGGCAACAGGTGGGTATTTCAGTGGGGATGGACTTGTAGGTGGTTATGATCCAACCGACAGTGACAAAGTATCTGCAATGCTCACCGGTGGAGAGTATGTCATAAAAAGAGAATCGGTTGACACATACGGACTTGGTTTGTTGACAGCGATAAATCAAATGCAGTTTGCGAAACCAAAAGGCTATGCAACCGGTGGTCATGTTGGCAGTGACAGTTCTGATTCTTCAAGTGGTTTACAACCGATCAACTTGACAATCGGTGGAAGCAGTTACTCAATGTTCAGTGATGCCGATGTTGCTGAAGCATTGGTGCGTA